TCTTCCTGAATCATCTTAATTGATTGTTCAGTTTTCATGGCATCTTCAAGTGCCATTTGATAAGAAGTAGTTTGAATTTGTAACTGTTGATATTTGCTCTTTAATAATTCTATTCTTCTAGCGTTTTCTGCTGGATCACCTATACCTAATTTTTGATCCAATTCTAAATCTTGTACTTGACTTTGTAACCCAGCAATTGCGGTTCGCAACCCTTGAGTCATCTGTAGTTTTGCTTTTTCAATTGCTAATTGGTCTTCACTAATATTAGTTAGTTGACCATTCTTCATTAATAATGAATTTACTTGATCTATTTGAACAACACCATTATGTAACTCTGAACCATACAAATCAACTTGACGCTCTAACTGATCTGTAAATTTAGCATTTTCAATTGTTCTTTGTTTTTGTATCTTGTAAATTTCAAGATTGGCTCTAGATTGAATCTCTGCTGCTTTAAGTGATTGTTCTGCCTTTATTTTTTCATCTGGCATTCCAGAATACTTAGTAGCAATATCTTGTTTAGCCTTCGCTATTTCTGCTGCTGCGTTTAACTGAATCGTTTTAATTTCATCAGCATCTTTTAATGAATTGTTTAATGCGATTGCGGAACGCATTTCCGCAAAGCGTTCTGTTTGCTCAGTTAATGCCTTTTGAGTTCTTTCACCTTCAGCCCGTTGTGCTTCACCGTTTTTAGTTATACCATCAATGTCAGCCTGCGACATTTTGCCTCTGCCGGCACCTGCGCCTGATGCTTCTAATTCAGATTTTAGACCAAGCATGGCTTTCATCTTGTCGTAGGCAGCACCTAGCCAACCAATCAATCCTTTACCCGTCATCAAATCTATCGCATCATTTACCAACCAAATTATACCTAACCAACCAAGCAATCCTTTTGTCAACATACCAAATCCAGCGAATAGATATGGTATTGTTTTCTCTGCCATGATTCTAAGGTGTGTACTAAATGCTACGAACACGCTTGTGCCTGCGGCAATATCTTTAGATAAGCCGGCTATTCTAACTCCCCATGCGCTAAAAGTTTTTGATAGTGATGCTACTGCTGGACCAACTAGGCTGGCCCATGCCCACATTGCTGCGAATCCTTCACCAATCAATGTAAGTACTTTAACACTTGCTGCTAATGAAGTTAGTGCTACTGCCATTGTACCAATTGATTCAATCATCTTGGATAATTTTTCTTCATCCATCTTATTGATGGCATTAGCAATTGGTTCAAATGTTTTTAAGAAACTAAGTTTTAACTTACCAACTGCTGCTTCAAACTTATCATTTAATTCTGCGCTGGCTTTAACAGCATCATTATACTTCTTGGCTTCTTGTGCTGCTGAAGCGTATCCTGCTGCCACACCTGTAAAGTCAACACCTTTGGCACCTTTGCCCATGATATCAACTGCTGCTTTTAATCGTAAACTAGCATCACCAATCTTAGCAAGACCTTGTATGGTCTTTTCCATAATGTCTTGTTCGCTGGCATGTTGTAAGTCATCCATTGAAACGCCAACACGCTTAAATGCCAGCATGGCGTCATTGCTACCTTCACTAGCATCAGCAATTGTTTGTGATAGTTTTAATACTGCTGCTCTGGCTTGTTCAGCACTACCACCATTCTGTTCAAATGTTTTGCTTAATCCAATGATGCTGTTAGTTGCGATGCCAGTAGCATTTGATAAGTCCTGCATGTCATCAGCAAATTTGATTGCTGTTGCCATAAAGGCGGTCATGGCTGCTACACCTAATGATGCTTGTAGTTGACCAAAACTCTTAGTGACTTTATCTACACTATTTTGTAGTTTTGCTAATTCTTGTCCGGCATTACCTGATACATTTAATGCTATTGTGTTGGTTGCGATTGTTGCCATATTACTTTCCCGCCATTATTTGTGCGTAACGCTTCTTGATGAAATCTTCAGTTGGCTTAATCATACCATCAGGACTTTGTTGACTCCATCCTTCGTCTAATCGTTGAGCATAAGGGTAACTAGCAATAATAGTGTTGTTGCTTATCTTAGTACTGCGTCTAGCATGACCGCTGCGTATTGGTGTTTCAGCAACAAACTCTTTATAGGCTTCTAATGGCAAGTTATTCAATTTAGTCTGTATAGACTTAAGTACAGGTTTAATCTGACTCTTAACATTAATTGACATCTTTATAGACATTATTCACCCCTTACCTTATCCATTATGTTTTGTAATTCATCTGTTGTATAATCTGGGATTGGCTCACGACCGTTGTTCATTGACTTCTTGTGATGATAACTTTCAAATGTCATTGCTGCGTCCATAATATACAAATCAAATGTATTACTTCTTTCTAATACTTCACTTGGTAGCATTCCATAACGCTTACCAAGACCATCTATGGTCAGTATTAAAACCATCTTTTCAGATTTGGGGTCAATACTGTCCTTTGTTACTTTCCCAATAGTTCGGTCACCTTCATGATCGCCTTCATCAATACATGTGTAGGAAGCATAGCGTCATCTTTAAGAATCTCTTTGCCTTTGTCATCTAATATCAATGTGCGAACAATGCTTATGATTGCTGATGTATCATTTTGAGTGGCACCTGCTAGTTTCATAAACACATCCATTGGTTGTCTGTCCCATGTGTGAAAGGTAATGGATTCACCAAACTCTTTGATAACATCGTCATCATTAAGTTCAATAAGTACTAATTGGGGTTTTGCTGTGAGTTGAGAGAGTTTCATTTGTTTTTCCTTTTAAGTTGTTTAATCTATTTATTCTTTTTCATCTAGGTTGTCAATCAATTGATTGAGTAACGCTATACGAAATGCCTGTTTGGCTTTCATTTGCCTAATCGTTGCTAACATGTTGTCAAGCATAGGCATCATCTTTGCTTCATCACTTAGTAATGAACGCAATTTTTCTTCATCTGTTTTTAGATATGTTTGTTCCATGATTTGTTTCTTTCAATAAATTGTTAAAAAAGGGATACCTTTTGAGTATCCCCTTTTCTTGCGTACACTCTGATTACACTTGGTCTACAGTGAAAGCACCATCAACTGCGATAGTTAATGGAGTCACCCAGACTGGTGCATCAGGACTAGTAGTTGGAGCAAGACTTGTTATAAAGCCTGATCCACTATAGAAGTATGCGTTTGCTGCGGTACCATTCCAATAGATTTCAAAGTCTAATGTATTCTTGTTGGTTGATAAACTTGCGATACCTAAGAATGGTGCTGTGTTGGCTGTTGCCGCGGCGTTACCAAAGTATGCTAAATTATCAACTACAACATTTGTACTTGCTTCATTATCAGCAGGTGTACTAAGTTTACGCATATCAACATCACTAAATGTTGTGTATGAATAAACACCAGTACTGTTGGTGATAGTTAAATCTTGTACGAATGGTATAGTAAGTGCTACTGATGAATTAGCAAGGTTAGCCCCTGATAATCCAATGATGATAACTGGTTGTGTTCCAGTTGTATTTGTCGTGATTCTTGCCATGATTGTCTCCTTGTGTTGTTGGCTTTTATGTATTAAATTCTAGTCTTAAAACTCTGAATGTCCAGTCGTGTCGTTCTGCCTGCGTTGGTCCATATGTTCTTACTTGCGTGAAATCTCTTTCAAAATATCCATCAAATAATTGTTGACCATCGTCTTTTACTGCGGTTACTAGGTTAGCAATAATCGCATTTACTGGTTGATTATATGGGTCCTCTTGATATGAAATATAAGTCACGCTAAATGTATCATAAGCATGATATATACTTCCACCATATTGAACACCAAGTTGGTGAGGATTTCTATCGTCTTGGTGAACATCACTTACATATACTCCATATCTTACCTTTTCAGATTCGCTTGGGAAATCTTCAAAGACAGGGATGTTCCATGTTGATGGAATATCTCTCCTTATAACCGCAAGTATTTGCTCTTGCGTTGTATAAGGTTGATTGAGTACATTGTACGATATTGTTCTAGCCATTAGAAATATCTCCGATCACCGTTGAAATAATCAACATCAGCGGTCCAATTTTCTTCAAGTTTCGTAGTCGGTCCATTTGGTGCATCCTGATATAAATCATAGAAGTTCATCAACTGTAACGCCTTCGTCCACTCATTCTCACAACGCTTGACGGCAAACTCATAGTTTTGTACATCAACTTCATTCATATTAGACACATCAGTAACTAGTGATTCATAGAAAACTTGAATCGCACCGAATGTATCTAACCGAATTAATGTTTGGTCGTTTTTAATAAGTAGACTAGGATTAAAACTTGATATCAATTGTCCATTAGGCAAATTGGCATAATAGTAAGCACCAAGCACTGTATCACAATACTTTTGCCACCAGCCGAATTCTAATTTATAAAGCCATTCTTGCGAACCGACTTTAAAATAAGGTTCCCAATCAACATTAAGAGCCGCTGCTCTACGCTCCGCTGCCGGATCGTAAAACTGTATGTCTCTTACTGTTGCGTTTGAGATTCTTTGATAGGGTACTGACATATTATTTTTCCTAGACAACGAGAGAGTGTTGCCACTCTCTCTTATTCAAATTATTCTTGAAGAATGTTAATAGCACCGCCTCTACGAAGGTCACCAACGCCAGAACCGAAGTATCCAACACCAGTCAACCAGATTTGTAGACCACCTGGTACTTCACCAGTCTTGATCTGTAGTCCTTCTTTCATAACAGTGAACAAAGCACTGTCACCAAAGTAAGCACCAACCAATACTGGAAGACTTGCTTGACCTACAACTGTACGACTTGCTGATTGTAGGAAAGTAGTGAACATAACCATACAGCCATAAACACTTTCAATCTTACCAGTTGATAGCAATTCATTACCCAATGCTGATAGATTAGAACCACCAGACTGAGAAACAGCACCACCGGTCAATTCAGCCAATAGACGATTCAATGAAGAACCTACTTGGTTACCAGTGTAAGCATTTTGAACTTGAGCATCACCGTTACTGTCTAGAACAATAACAGGAGTTCCAGGCATACGAGCAACCTTAAAGTTCTGCTTGACTAAACGAACCAAGTCAAGAATACTGTTACATGTGAAACCAGGTGTCCATGTACCACTAGTGTTTGTAGCACCGATAACTTCCATCGCACCTAATTGTAACACACGGTCAAAGCCGTCTGCTGAAGTTGCGTAGTAAGTATTACCTGGAGATACTTTGAATTGCTCAAATGCTGCTGTAACACGCTGATCAACCTTTTCAGCGAAAGACTCACCAAGTTCAGCACCTAGCGTTGCTGCTAGTGTGAAAGAAGTAGTCCAGCCGTAGAAGATATCAAACGCTGTTTGAGCAACTGCTGGAGTTGCTGTGATTGTACCTTGACCCAATGCTGGGTTTTGTACAACCGCATTACCTGTACCATATGTACCACCAGTGCCGTTAGCATTGTAGTCTTGATATGTGATAGGTGCGAAGTTAGGTACTAAGAATGTTTGACCTTGTGTAGGTGTAACAACATTAGTAAAGTTAACTAACCCATTAGACTCGTGCATGGCACGAAGGGCGAAGTTGGAGATAGCCGTGGTGAAACCATCACCTTCATTATTTGGACCGCCGAGAACATAAGCCATAATATTTTTCCTTTATATATAAGTTGGCAATCAGAGTACTTTACGACTCGCACTTGATACTGTCGCTGTAACGCCTAGACCTTTCAAACCAACACCTTTACCTAAACCGTTTTTGTTAGCCCATGCGTTGAACGCTGCTGGGTCACGGCTATAGTCGGGTACTGCTTCATCAGATGCGCCAGTGAAACTACCTTGTCCGGGTCTTAAACCAGATCCAGAATTTAGATTACTCTGTTTTAGAAGTTTGGGGTTTCCCGCCGCTACTTCATTTACTAAACCCTGAATTGAAAGCGGATTACCATCACTACCATATCGTTCACGACCTTTACTATCTGTGATTTGATAAGTGCCGTCATTATTCCATTGAATGTTTGACTTTACTTTGTTCAAAGCATAATCTAGTAAGTCGCTGTCAAATTTCTCACCCATGGCTCGCTGGATATCTGAGTCTAGTTCCTTCTCACGAAGCGCCTGCTCTTTACGAGACAAGTCTTGTTGCTAAACTGCTCCTGCAAGTCATTTGTTGTGACCCGACCAGAACGATTCTGATTTTGTTGGTTATCTACTGGCTGTGCGTTGCCATCGGATTTTGTTTGAACACTAGTTCTCGCCATGAAGGCTAACGCCTCTTCTACACTACCAAATTGACTGCCTGAAGCATTGCTTAAAGCATTCAATATAGATTGTGTGGTGCTTTTGCGAATAGCACCTGGGTCAATCTTTTGCTCATTGCCACCTTCTGCTTGTGAGAGCGACTGGTTTGCGTTTGTCTGGCTATCGTTGCCAACGAATGTATTTTGATCCATGTTAAGTTTTTCCTTGCTGTAACGGAGCAACCGAAGTTGTAATGTATTTATTCATTCGTATCAAATATGTGTTTTATCTTCCGATACTCATGGTATTCAACAATACTGGAGCGACTTGTTGTGTGTAGTAAGTCATACCTACATTAGTTACAGGAGTACCAGCACCACCTAGTAAACTAGTGTTGTCTGCTTCTCCCATAGCGTTATCTTGTTCTGCTTGTTTCTTGCCATCTTCATTATCATCTTCACCAAACATCTCATGTTCTGGTATCATTGATGGATATAAATCACGGCTCAATACTGCTTCATCAGTTTCCATCATTAAGTTTCTTAAATCAGGGTCTTGTACTGTTTTGATGTATGCTTCTTGATATTCTGGAATCTCTGTCTCAGGAGCAAGCATACCAATAATCTCTTTGGTAATCAATGATTGAATCATTGGGTTATCTCCAACTAAATCTTTTGCTGATCTCATCACAGCCATTCTATAGTTGGTATCATGTGCTTCATAGTCTGTGTTGTAACTTACTTCACCGGCCCAACGCATCTCCATAAATCGTGCGGCAAAAGTGAAAATCATTTCTTCTGTGACTTCCATCAATCTTGCTTTACTCTTTGCTGTTCTGTGTAATTGTTTGCGTTCTTCAATGATAGCAACACCTGAAGCGATTTGGTTCTTGCTTGTACGCAATCCACCTAATCCAGTCAATGCTTCAATCTGTTCTAGTATATCTTGTTGTGATTTGATAATCTTATCAACATCACCTGTATCAACTGGTATCGCTTCAATCTGTCCTTCATTAGCACGAACAATCGCACCAGCATGAACAGGAACGCTTACGCCTTTGTCAGCACGAATGATGGTGTGAGCAAACTGTAATGCTGTATACTTTTCGCATTCCATTTTGTAATGTTCTCTTTGAGCATCTACTGCTGAATCAATATCACTGATACCTAAATCAATTGTACGAGGGTCTCTGCGACCATAAGCAATAAACAATGGGATACTCATGCCAGGAGGATATGTGCCTTCACCAATAAGTTCTGCTGGCTCATTCATTTGGCCAGGACCTTTGTTTACTTCATAACTCTGCCAGTAACTTGGTGTTGTTGCGTCACCTAAATGATAGCACTTGATGTAATAGCAATCTTCATCTTCCATCTCTTTGACTTTAACATACTTAAGCATTGGCTTGCCACCGTAATAGTCAAACTCCCAATCCCATACATCTAATGGATTGATAGCACAAACATATGGACGACCTAGGTTACCTTCACTTTGTTGTGGCATGTCTACTGCTACCCAGCAATGTCCGTATATGCTTGTTAAGTCACCGACACTTTCCATAAAACTTGTCAATGAACGATTGGTTAAGTCAGCATCTAACAAAAACAAATCACTCCATTCACTATTCTTTGGATCAATCATTTGTCCTGTTGTAGTACAAAACTGTACATTACGCTTGATACCAGGCTCAAACAATACATCATTGATAGTGTCAACAATGTAACGACAGATTGGCTGTGCTATAGTGTTGGTTACTAAGTCATTGTATAGTGTTGAATCTTCTGAAGGACGCTTCTTGCGTACTAACATTTTGAAGGGCAAGCCCCCTAAATATGCGTATTGATAGGATAGCATTTGATTGTAGATACCATCATATATTGCGTTACGCTTGAGTAAATCTGCTTTAATTGTCATTGTTTTTTTCTCTCTATATAGGAGTATAGGCATTACCAGAATGTAATGTATTTATACTAGTTGGCTTATGTTTACAGTTGTTGTTATGCCATCGTGACAACATATTCTTACCCATCGTTTTGTTACAATGAATACATGTTCTTAATGGATTGCCACCATAAGCATTCTGATTACCTTTGTTATACATATGATGTGTCACATCTTGTCTTAAGCCAGTAACTAAATGTGCTGGGTTACAGCAAATATAATTAGAGCAAGTATGATAAAC